AAAAAAATGCAAAAAAAAATAAAAAACCCCGCGACCAATTAAGATCAACGGGGTTCCCGCAAACAAGGAAAGGGGGCTTTTAAATATTATCCGGTGATCTGCATATTGATCGAAACGTTTGTGGCTTGATTCGGTTCGTGAAATTCTAATTCATACAAATTTGATTTCGGTAAAAACCGCATCCGATCAATGATCCCATTGGCGTCGCTAGAATAACCGCTAAAGTTTATTCCGATCTTGTGATACGGATAAATAAATTGATTATTGTTCGGGGTGCAAGTGATCGTGTACCGTTTAATGTGCGTACGGTTATCGTTTAGTATTTGTTGCGACAACACTTCGTTTAATTGCGCCAAATAATCCGGTTCGATTGTATCGGTTTTGACTAGCGTTCCAAATAAATAAACCGGATAAAACGAATCAAATTCGTAAACCAGTTTTTTGTTTCGTCTTGTAGAACTTGCCAATTTGCTTATGGTTCGGATTGGCTTGTCGAAGTTGAGTGAATTTTTACGCGACAATAAAACTTGATCAAAATGGAATATTGGCGATCCTAAAACATCGTTATATTTTGGTTGCCACAAAATGATTCGATAACGCGCCCATAAATTTGAACCCGTTGTAATTATGTTTTGCGTTACATCAACCCATTGTTCTTGTGGCGCCGTTTGTTCGCGAATACTTAATTTGGTTGCATTGGCTTCATTGGTGTAATTCACCCAAGTTGAACCGTTGTAATATGATCGCGTTGGATTTGTACCCAATGAACTTCCGCTTGTTTCCCTTAAAAGCGAATAATAAATGAAAACGTCATTGGAATCGTCACCAACTAATCCTAAATAAAAACTTGTATAAAAATAGATTGTTCCGGTTGCATCCCATTGAAAGTCGCCTTGGAATCCAGTATCCATAATTTTTTGCGTTGGTGTTCCGCTTCGAATAAAGTTTTGTGTTTTAATCGAATAATTTCCAACCTTGACGTGCGAACTTTCAATTGGGCTATAATTGTCCGAATAATAAGTATTATTGAATAATATGCCGTTCACCTTTGTTTCAAAACTTGGGTAAGGCGTTAGGTTATTTATTTCCGCACCAACGTTGTCAATTTCGAATTGCGTTGCATACGGGTTATTGTTCACGATCATTTCAACCACATCGTAAGGCGAATCGTAACGAATATTTAAATCGTTATTGATCGGAATTAAATCGGTTGGTATCGTTTTAACAACGTTTTCACTAGCCGTTGAACTATAAACGCCGCTTGTATCGAAATAATCAAATTCAGCGGTATCGGCATAAGAACAATTGTTTATGATATGCCAGTAACCATTGGCGTAAAAAAGGCGCGAATTAAACGGTTTAAGCGTGTTTTGAAGGTAATCGTAAGCGTTATCAAAGGCAAGATCAAAACCGTTCTTAAAAGGCGCTACCCATTGAAGTTGATGCATCTTTTTAAATTGGTTGGGATTGTCCGCCGGATTAAAGAAAAACTTGTAAGGTTTTAATTCGATATTGTTGCTAATCTTGTAATTGTACACTTGCGGTAAAAATCCAAATACATTGTCAATGTATTTAATTACCGTTTCCGAACTATTGATTACCGCCGTTCCATCGGTTGTGTACACGTTTTTTAATGTACTTAAAAGATCGGTTGCAATTAATTTATATGGTTTCGGCGTGCTACTTATTCCCTGCTCGAACGTCGCGTTTGAAATATATCCTTCCCAATATGGTTCCAGTACACCCAAAGGATTTTCACAAGATAAAATAACCTTGTAACGACTTGGGCTTGTACCGGTCAAAATATCGGCAACGTCAATTTGTTTCACCGGATCGGAATAAAGATTGATTTCCAACCTTGATCCCATAATATTATTATAAATATCGTCGTTGTTATCCCATACCACAACCACCGGTTCTTGCGTTCCAATGATATTATTATCGCTTGTGGTAATCGTCGCCGTGTGACCATCTTTGTAAATCGACAACAAATGTTTTCGGTCGCCAATATTACTAGCAAAATTCAAATTGTAAATTAGTCCGTAAGCCATTAGACGAAGTTATTTCTTTGTTTGTTTGCGCGTTCTAGGGCAACGACTAAATCTTGACCATCAACCCTAAATTGTCCGCTTACATTTACATTGTTTCCACCACTATCGCCCATCAACGATTTTAAACGATCAAGCGGTGCGATCACTTCGGGGTTTGATCTTGCTCCGGCATATTCGCCAACAAGTCCAAGGGTAGGCGAAGAAACGATTCCACCATTTGCAAAAGCACCCATTCCGGAAATATTCGCGAATAACCCTTTAAAAGAAGTTTTTGCCCCACCAATGGCGCCGATTCCAAGTCCACTTAATATTGCGGATAAAATAGCGGCGGCGGCGGCGGCGGCAAGTAATCTTTTTATAAGTCCGCCAATTGTTTGTTTTAAAGTATCAATGAAACTTTCGCCATTAAGCATCGCTTCAAATGATTGTTGTAATCCCATCGAAACTTGTCTAAACACCGCACCGGCATTTAATCCTATTGATGCAAATGATTGAACAAGTTCCATTCCCTTATCCCTTGTTCTTGTAAGTCCATCGTTTACCGAAGTAACAACCGGTTTTAATGATTCAAATGCGGCAACACCTTTTTGCCCTACAAAAGCCATTTCTTGTTTGATACCCACAAGGGTAGGTTGCATTTGCGATTGCAATGATCCATTGGCTTGCGCTATTGACGCGTCAAGTTCATTGAAAGGAATACTTTGTCTTTTACCGGTAATTATGCCTTTATCCGCCTTGGCTTGAACTTCGGCGCCCATAAGCCCCGCCATTGCGGCGGCAGGTGAAGTAAGCGCTTGCGCGGCAATAAATAACTTTTCTAAAAGACTAACATTCGGGGCAATTGAATCCGTAAGTTTATCAAATGCCAAAATAACCGTTCCAACTGCGGCAACGGCAATTCCGGCGGGTGAAGTTAATCCGGATAAAAGTTTTGACATTCCTGCAATTCCTTGCGCCGAAGTCATAAACGAAATCGCTTTTGAAAGTGTTCCAAATGCGGTTGCCATATTTCCGACGACCGAAATAACGGTTGGTGCTATAAGCAACAAGGCGCCAAATTGTACAATGGCTTTTTTGGTGCCATCTTCTAGGTTGCTAAACCTTTCGAATAAGCGTTTAACGAATTCCGCAAATTGTTTGAAATATGGAAGTAATTCTTTTAACACAACCGATCCGGTTTCGGTAAAGGCAACCTTTACTTCATTCATCGCTTTAGTTAATTGAAACGATGCGGATTCGGCAGTTTTATCAAATGCATCTGCGGTAAATCCGGCGGTGTCCGCCATATTATCGAAAATAACCCTTGTCGATTCAAAACCGGCACCGGTTAAATCCATAATACCTTTTAATGCACGAATGTTTCCAAATACCCTTTCGAACGCGGCGGAATTTTGATCCGAAGCGTTCTTTAAGGTCATAAATACATCAAGAAGCCCTTTATCTTTTATTTGTTGGCGTAACCCTTCACTTGACAAATTAAGTTCATCCAACGCGTTTTTAGCATCTTCTGTTGGCTTCATAATCGCCATCATAATACTATTTAATTGCGTTGCGGCTTCGGAAGCACCAGTACCGGTTCGCGACATCGCGGCGAATGCGGCACCCACTTCGTGGAATTGTACGCCCATATTTGAAGCCACCGGTAACACCCCGCCCATTGCCGTAGCAAGGGTTGATGCTTCCAATTTACCTTCACGAACTGCGGCACCTAAAACATCGGTTGCACCCGTAGCGGAAAGCGTAGCGGATCCATAAGCGTTCATTGCGGAAGTCGCAAGATCGGCAACGGTCTTGGCTTCACCTAAACCAATGGCGGCGGATTTCAAAGACGCTTCCAAAACTTGCATCGCTTCTTCACCGCGTAAACCGGCGGAAGTAATAAAGAACAATGATTCGGCGGCGGCGGTTGCGGATTGCCCCGTATCGGATGCCATTTTTTTGGCGCGTTCACCCATCTTTTCAACTTCATCGCCTGCAATACCAACCAATGATTGTATTTGCGTCATTGACTTGTCAAAGTCAACGGCAAGTTTAACCGCGGCACCACCGGCAATTGCTAAAGGAAGTTGTATTGATTTTAATTGGGAACCGATTTGTTTGGCTTTTTGACCGAACGCCGATAGTTTTGAACTAGCGGTATTCATTCCACGGCTAAAATCCGCCGTTATTGCCGTTAATCGAATCCTTAAATTTTGATCCGCCATTGAATATGTTTTGGATCAAATTTACGAAAATTTTACGCCTTGGATTTTATCTTGTTTATCTTGTCCACAAAGGCGCGGTATTCGGCTTCCGTTGATTTTGGTTTGCCTTTTTCAAGATAAACATCTTGGGGTAACGGGAACAATTTATCCGGTGCGATCATTGCGCTTTTTTTGCCGACGTTCACATTGACTAGCATTGATGCTAAATACCGCGTTTGTTCCCAAGCGATATTCATTTTGATCATATAGGATTCGCCAAGAAGTTGGTTTTCCTTCCAAGTGTTTACCCAAAAATCATTTGGGCTTATCCCAACTTGTCCAATGTAATAATCGAGAAGGGTATCCCAGTCAAGTTGGGAATTTACTTTCCCGCTTTTGTAGTGTTTTTTACATTGCGTTCAATTCCCATATTTAAGGAATTGCCCAAAATTCGCGATTCGGTCATCGCTTCAATGATTTGTTCCAATTCGTTGGCTTCTAAATCTTCAAGCCAAACGCCCACCGTAAATTGATTGTAATCCGGTTGAATGCCTTGTTCTTGGTCATTGGCTAAAAGTGCGGAATAAATAAGCGCGCGAATATTTGATAACGACATACCGCCCGCAAAAACATCGCCGATTTGCTCAAGGGAAATCCCTAAAGCATCGGTGAAGTTTGACCAAAAATTCATTGAAAAGTGCATTGTGCGGTTTTTACCGCCCAACTTTGTTGTGTAGTATCCACGTTTCCTTGTTGCCATAAGATATAATATTAGGCGCCGAACCCCTTAATCCGGCGCCGTTGTTATTTATTAGTTGGTGCTTGATGAAATAGCGCCGGTGATTGTGATTTCGCCCGAAAACGATACCGGTGATTCCATTTCCGCAGAAACTTCGATTGAAGAAATAAACCCTTCGCCTTCGTAAACGGTATCGCCAGTTGCCGAAGTTCCAAAAGACCAATCTACTTTTGTGCGCCCAGTTACATATCCAATGATTTCTTCTGCGTTTGCAGAATCGTCATAAGCAACAAGACCTTCAAAAGAAATTGTTCCGCCACGAACACCGGAAATGTATTCCGCGTATCCGCTTGAATCTTTTGTGGTTGCTTCGGGAAGGTCGTGTGAAAGCGACATTGTGCAACTTGTAGTGTGTCCAATAGTCGCTAAAGTTCCGCCTGCGCCGATTACTTTAACTAAAAGGTTGGTTCCGTTAAAAACGCCAGTTGTAGCCATATTTACTTAATTATTGTCGTTATCAAATTTGAATCAAATATACAAAGAAAAAAATTACACATTATTCCATTCCTTGTTGAGTAGTTCCCATTGGGTAAATATGGTATCCCAAGTTTCCCCTTCGGTTGGATCGGTAATAACCGCCAAACCCGTAAGTTGTAATTCAACGTTGAAAGTTACGACGTTTTCCGATTGCCCAACTTCCGAAACATTAGTAACGAATCCGAAGCCCTTAAAAAATATCTTTTCAGAAATCGGTTGCTTAAAATAGAATTCGGCGGTTTGCCTTGTGATAAGCATTTGTTCGAATTGCCGAAAGTTTAGTTGATCCGAATAATCGGTTAATGCTTCGGCGCGAATCGTTCCGGATCGGATACCGGATAAAAATTCTTGCCATCCTTGCGAATCCTTTGTGGTCGCATCGGATAGGTCTTGTTGTAAATTAATAACGGTACCGGTCGAGTGACCAAGTACCGTTTCTTCTTTTAGAAGTAAAAATGAAGTTGCGTTTATCGCGGACATTTATTTTACTTCTTCTGCATCAACAACTTCAATGTTATTGGCATCTTCTTCAATAGGGCTAAATTCGCCGGTCTTTAAATCGACTTGAATTTTACCGTGCTTTTCTTCTAGCGCCTTTGTCAATTCATCTTGTTCGGATTGAATTTGTGCAAATGCGTGAAGTAAAGAATGCTTTTGAAGTTCTAAAGCGCCAAGATCACCTTGAATTTTTGCTTTTGCTTCTTGTTGTTTTTGTAGGGATTCCAATTCCCCTTGTTCAATCTTGTTTGCCATTTTAAATAAATTTATTTTTTCAAATTTAAGAATTTTTCAGTATTAAACGAAACCAATTGTAACGCTTGCGGTTTTGTAAGTAGTTCAAATTCGAATCGTTACCATACGCTTCGCGTTCAAACGAAATGTTTTCATAAGCCTTTGCGCCGTAAAAAGGTAACTTCAAAAACCATTCCAGTACATACAAAATGTAAAAAGGTAGTACGCCCAATTCAAGGGCTTGTTGGAAATGAATTGATTCGTGGTTGATCACTTGTTTGCCGCGCTTGATCCAAAACTTGTCGTCGCTATTTTGGTATTTTTCGCGTAACACGATAATCGGAAACAAGGCAATACCGCCTACTTTCATAAACCAAGAAATAGTGTCAAGAAACTTGTCTGAATATAAAACGAACGGGCGTAGGTTATTCAACTTCTGTTG